AATTAAACCTCCTAAAAGCCAATGACGCAATCTTTACCAATAATGTAGGTACTATGACTTCTTGCGCTTTTTCTTTTTGGTCTTGTGTCATATCGCTTGTTATGTTATTTAGAGTTATATTCTCTAAATCTACATCAATAATAACACTGATAGGGTCTGCTACAAAAGTTTCAAATGCTATTTCTGTTGTTGCATCTGCCAATGTGTAATTTTCTACATCTTTATTTTCTACTGCTCTTTCGATATATTCATCAACAGCCTGTGCTACATTTTGATCGGTCTTTACAGCCTCTGCAATAATTTCAACATCTTCTGTTTCTTCAAACCCTAAAACTTCTGCGACAACCTCTACCTGTTCTTCAGTTAAATCTTCTTCTTGTGCAATGGTTATTACTTCTTCAACCACCTGTGCTACCACTTCAATAACATCTTGGCTAACTTCTGCAATATTATCAAGTCCAATGTCATTAACTTCTTCCAAAACCTCAATAACTTCTTCTGTTTCAAGCTCTTCAACATATTGTTCGATTGCCTCTTCTTTTGCCTCTTCATCTTCTAATATTTCTTCAGTAAATATTTCTTCAATTTCTACAACCTCTTCTAATTCTTCTATTTCTTTTTCTAATTCTTCTTCAGAAAGCTCAATAGTTCCTGTCGTGTCTCTTCCCAATTCATCTTTTCGATTTTCAGATACATCTTCCATTTCCATTGATCTATTTTCAGTTGTATTATCTGTAATAATTTCTTCATCTAAAAACTCCTCTTCTTCAATAATTATTATTTCTATATCTTTAATTTCTTCGATATCAATTATTTGTATTTCTATTTCTTCTAAATCTTCTAGGTATTCTTCAACCTCAAGTACTGTTTCATCAAATTCATCAATTTGTTTTGCAATATCTGTTTCTTTATCTGTAATTTCATCAACATCAGATATATCAACATCATCAGTAAACTCTTCTCGGTTTTCAACCATATCTTGCTCATCAATGATCTCAATATCATATTGCTCTAGGTCGCCTCTTTCAATTTGTTCATCAGTTAATTCTACCCCGTAAATCTCAAAATTCTTTTGTCTTTGGTTATCTCTTTCTACCGTGCCGTCTTCGATCTCATGTTGTTCATATTCTGCCTCTTCGCCATTATCTAAAATAACCACAATAACCTCTGGCTCTGGTGGTAATGGTGGTGGGTCTGGTGGTTTTGGCGGTGGTGGTAATGTTGTTGTCGTTGTGGTTGTTGTTGTGGTTGTGGTTACATATTTAAAACTAATATCATCTAATAAAGACCAATCATTAATGGTAATCGTAAAAGAATCAATAAATGTTTCCAATGAATCATAAATGTTATATACAACATCTTCAAACATTGTTTGTATATTTGAATTATCTTGACCCTCTAAAACATTAACCTGTGTTGTTTCATCAGTATGTGTATAGGTTACAGTGCCGTCATTATTTAATGCACCTATTCTAAAACCAACCTCGTAAATATCATGATCGTCTGGTAGATCAAATGTGTAATCTTCTGAATCATCACCATGCCTACGATAATGTAAATTCATATGATAATCAGTCATACCACAACAAGACCAATTACCGTTACTGTGTTGGTTATCTATGTGTATATTGTTCTCGGTTTCATTACCGTTTACATCTACCTCATCTTCTGGTAAAACAATATCTGTTGATTGTTCCCATGTTTCTGGAACAGTAGTAGTCGTTGTTGTTGTGGTTGTAGTGCTAGTACCACTATTATCTGTATCTGGTACAGTTGTGGTCGTTGTTATCTCTGGTCCATCAAATGTTTCTACCTCTTCAACCTCACCCGGTATTGTTGTGGTAGTGGTAGTGGTAGTGGTTGTTGTTGTTGTCTGATCCTCATTTGCATAGACTGGTATAGGAACAGTTAGAAATAAAACTAATAATATTCTAAGGTAAGGGTTTATCCCCCTGCGCAACAACCGTTGCCGCAACAGTCCACTTTATCCTTTATTTTTTGGTTGGTAATCTTCAAGACCATTTTGTATAGCAGTTACACCAGCAACTAAACCTGCCACTAATGCGTTTTCTAAAACATCAACCTCAACCATGCCTGTGCCACTAGCCACAAGAACGCCGAGAAATGCTTGAATAAATGTTCTTAAAGTACGAATACCAACTTTGGTAAACCAATCTTTGGTCATAATACACCTATCTTATTGAATTAACTTACCGTCCATTTTAGCAGTAAGTATTTTGAGTTGCCCATTAATCTCTGATAATTTTTCATTGACATCTTTTGCATTGATATATTCTGTACCTGTTTTATTTGATAATTCTTGATTTATGGGTATATCAACAATCTTGATCTTTGAAATATTTACCCTTACTGATTCGCCATTTTCTAATACATCAGCAACCTTTGGGTAAAACTTTTTATATGCATTACCAGATGATCCAATAAAACCGTCTTTTGAAACATCTAGGTCTTGTTGTGTATCACCAACAAGAATGCAACCTGCGGTATTTTCATCTGTATTGCCAAGATGAAATAAAATCCATTCGAATTGTGGTACATCTTTTATCCACAACATACCTTTATGAAATGAATATTTTTTGGCATATCGTGTATGGAAACCACCCTCTTTGCGTAAAACAACATCATATGAGCCTTCTGGAATACATGTTTCACCATACACTTTTTTGTCTTGGTATTGATCTTCTAATGTGTAACACTCAAAAACACCATTAATAAATAAAAGACCATTGGTTGCGTCTTTACCAAATTGAGTGCGGATTATATCTATTTCCATTAGCTAGGTTTTGGGTTATCGTCTTTAACTTTTTTAATAGCCTTATACCAATCGCCAGTCTTATCGCCTTTGCCTGCTGTCATGTCATGGTATAACATATCAAGTTGGTCGCCTATTGATCCGTAAGCTTCTTGCCTAGCTTGGATATATCCGAACTGTTGATCTTCCCATTTTGAGTTACCTAAGTCAATTTTTGCTTGATCGTAATCTGCTTTTTCAAACTCCATACGCTCATTATTTACTTGTTTGTACAAAGGTTTTGCAGCTTCTATCTCTGCATCTGCCTCTGTTTGTAACTGTTCTTTTGTCTTTGCCATAATTACCTTTCCTTATCTTACTATATTATTTAACAAGTCCATACAACTTAAATGTTCCACCTGCAATATTATTACCACTTGCAAGAAAAAAATTAATTCCATCATTTGTTTCTGCAACAGTATGTACTCCACCACCCTGAAAACCAAAAAGCTCATCACTTGTATCTTGTCTTGTTGTTACATTTTCCATAGTTACAAATGAATATTCACTTGAATTATTAAAATTAAATAAATACATATTTCCATTTTGGCTGTTAGTTCCACTTGTACCAATACCTGCTTCTCCGATTCTTAATATACCTTCAACGAAAACCTTATCTCCTATCTTAAATGGTTCTTGTGCAAAACCACCAAATGGTGTCTCTAGATATGCAGTTACAACACCTGATACACTTGTTTCAACAGAATTAATACCAACTCCATTTGAATTGTTAATAGCAACAATTTTATGAGTGAGTGAATCTAATCCATTAACTGGAGCAGTTACCTTAACCTCAGAAATTGTTTGATTTGGTGTTATAGGATTTAATGATGAATTATCAACTACCTGATTAGATATTGGATTATATACTAGTAAATTTGGAGCATTAGAATAATTCTTACCTCCACTTACAATTGAAACTCCTGTAATAACATCTAAATTATCGATATTAACAACTGGTGGCACAAATGCCTCTGGACTCAATGTTTTATCGGATGAATATTCATATCCAAAATCAATAATTCTTACCTTTTTAATTTTACCAACTGTTTTAGATGATGTTTTTATATTAGCTCCTGTTCCATTTGCACTAACAACTGTATTAAATTTGGGTAGTTTTTTATAATTAAATCCTGATGATATAATTTTAAAGTCTTTTATTTCGCCATGAACATTTTTAGATTGTGTTGAATATTGTAA